TCTGTAAACAAGTCAGTTCTCCAATTCAAATGTATCTGTATTCCCGTTTTCTCGGGTTTACAGGTTCCATTGTGGAATGTGATGAATGGGCTAAAAAAGAATTCAAGAAAAGAAACTTTAATGGAATCATGGAAATGGAAATTGATTCCATGCAGCAAGATATTGCCAAGTTACGAGATGCTATCGATCTTGGCATGATCAAGCAGGACATGGGAGCAGCCCGTATTGCCATGCTTCAAAAAGAACTCCGGGGCACCATCAAGCAACTAAATGATGAAAAGCACCTTACCGATAAACAAGGTTTAATCCTTGCTGGCGCTGATCGTGCGCTCAGAGAGATGCTTTTAATCTTCCGTGACGACCCAATCGAAGGGCCACTTCAGGAAGCCTCGATGGGTGTGTGGACAAAGATACTGCAAGAAGAATCCTGAGGTTTAATGCGCTAAGGTAAGCGCATGGCAGGCACCAGTATCTATAGCGTTTACCGTAGGACAGCGCGTGCTGCGGCAAAACAACAAGTTGTTAAAAAATCATCAGGTATTGACATTGAAAGGGCTCGTGTTGATTTTGCTTATTTTTGTGATGTTGTAGGAGATAAACCCCCCGCTGCTCACCATAAAGAGTGGCATCGTTATCTTTGTACTGGTGATAACACCGAGTGTTTAATTGGCATAGGTGGACCCAATATTGATATCTTGGCACCACGTGGATCAGCCAAGAGTACTGTTCTTGGTTTATACACAGCTTGGTCAATTGGAGTACATGCACTTCATAAAAAACCGCTAAAAATTCTTTATATTTCTTACACGGTTGATGTTGCACGGCCCAAGAGTGCTGCTATCAAGCGAATCATTGAAGAAAGTAAAATCTATAGAGAAATTTTTCCTACTGTAAAAATTGCTAAAGGTATTAACTCCAACGAATATTGGAGCATTGACTGGAAATTTGCTGGTATTAAATCTACTGGTGAAGAAGAATTTACCATTTGTTGTGCAGGTCTTAAAGGCGCCGTGACCTCTAAACGTAGCCACTTATGTATACTCGACGACGTGGTCAAAAGCGCTGACGATATTAAAAACCGCGACATCCGACAAATGATGGAAGATAACTGGAACTCAGTTATTGTTCCTACTATGTTTGAAGGCGGTAGGGCCATCTGTCTTGGTACTAGGTTCCGACATGATGACATTCACAGCACTACCTTCACACCTGTAAATGACTGGGTTCAAATTGTTCAATCCGCAATTACTGTTGACAATATTGGAGATGAGATTTCCTACTGGCCCGACATGTGGTCCTTGGAATACCTGCAAGATCGTCGCCGTCAAGCTCCTGTCAGCTTTAGTTTTCAGTATCAAAACCAAATTGTTCAAACCAGTGAGCTATCAATTTCACCAGATTTGATTGTCAAAGGTCAAATTTCCACTGAATTTGATTGTTTAGGAATTGGTGTTGACCTTTCTGCTGGCGTCAGGGAACGTAACGATTACACAGTTATGGTCCTTGGTGGACGTGTTGGAGACAAGATTCACATCATTGATTGCAAACGAATGCGGGTTATGGGAAATCTGGAAAAATTGGAATCTTTAATGGAAATGTGTTACGAGTGGGGGATCGTGCATAAAGACGGAAACCAGTACCATGCTGGGGCCAGCAGCGTTGATGTTTGGTCTGAGGCCGTTGCTTACCAGGCTTCCCTGGAAGCTGACTTCAAACGGATCTGCCTTGGTGACCATGGACTTTACAATATCAACTGGCACGCAGTCAAAGGGTTCCGTGGGGACAAGGTTGCACGCTTCAGGGGAATTATGGGCCTGTTTGAGCAGCGGAAGCTTGTGTTTAATAAGTATCGAAAGTTTCAGGCCCTGACTGATGAAATTGTTAATTTTGGCGTAAGCTCACACGACGATGCCGTTGATGCGTTAATATGGCTTTGCAACGGGTTAATGACCAGGGGTAAGCTTGAGTTGGAATATTAGGGTTAAAGTAATCTGGATTTAAACTTATAAAATCACTCAACAATGTCTACCGGATACTACATCATCGAATTAGACCAGGACGCATACGGTTCTGCTGTTGTGCCCTTGCCCGACGAATTGTGCCACGACATGGGGTTGTCCCCAGGTGAACGTTTTGACGTTGAAGTGGAGGATGATGTAATCACCCTTAAAAGGCTGCACGCCGGTTACGAAATTGAGGCATAATAGATACAGAGTCTCCTAACGAATGTCCGAAAACAAAACAGTCCTAGAGGATTTCATCCGGTCAATCGTCAACAGGGATTCGGACGGTGGCGCCGATACCATGCTGTTGAACGCTCATCTTTCTCAGATGAAGATGTTCGGCATCCGTCAGGGCGTCGAGTTCTATCCGCACCAGGACAACTTTGGCACTCAACGGTTTGACTTTATTCAACAAGTCATCAAATTTAACAAGCTAGACGCCCGGCTTGATTCCATGTGGGATCGGTTTTTGGCGTACGGCAAAGGTCTTTTCTATATTCGTCCTACCAAGAAAACGTACCGCCTGTACTGGTTCGACAAAGACGCGTACCGAACCTACTACACGCCAGAGGGTGATCTGGAAGAAGTCATCATCATTTATCCATACAAGGTCAAATCTAGCCGTGGGTTTGGCGGCATCGGCCTTTCAACTGACAAGCGCTACATGCGGTTGCGGATTACCGCCACAGAAATTCAAGAATGTCACAGCGAACAAGAACTATCATTTGACACTGAAATTGAGTACGCCACGTTAGGAAATACCACCACAACCGTCAACACCATGGAGTTTATTCCGTGTGTTGAAGTTTTTAATAACCCCGATGCTTTTGGTACTGACGGGCATGGTGAGTTTGAATGGTTGTCTAACCAAATCATCGCTCATGATGAGATGGTTAAAAACATCAGGGCAAACCTTTCGTTCTTTGGTAACCCAACTCTTCTGTCTTCTAGGCCGAAGCAAGACATTATTGAGAAAACAGATGGTGATGTTTCCCAACGCCCTAGTATTTCCAGTCAGTCTGGCTTCCAATCAGAGTTCAGTCTTTCCAGCTCTACATATAAATCTGATAACGTAACTCGTCAGCATCCTGGTTATTACGGTAAACCGGGTAGTGGCATGCGTGTTCCACGGGTTATTGCCAACCTGGAGCCATCAGATCGTGTTGGTTTTATTACACCTAATGCGATCAGTTCTGACCAGGCCCGGTATGCCGAACAGCTTCGTAGTGAGATCCGGCTTGCTTTAGGTGGTATCGACGACCTTAGTATTACCAATGTAACCGCTACGGAGATTAAATCAGCTTATGGACGGGTAAGTGCAACGGCCAAGAAAAAGTGCTTACAACTTTATACCTACGGTATTTGTAAGTGCCTTGAGTTAATGGTTTTCCAGGAGGAGCAGATTTTCCGTAAGTCGCTCGCTTACGCTTCCGGAATTAAATTTCCTGATCCTCCTGCCGATCTTAATGACGAAGCTTTACAAGCTAAATACGAAAAACAAAAAGCAGTATATGAAAAGAAACTTCAGAAAGCAATTGATACTGCAGTTGAAACAAAAGAAGTCCCCCCTGGTGTTCTTGGATTAGCCCCTGATGGAGACAGGATGGTCTGCTGGCGCTGGATGGGACCAGTTTATGAAGACACTACCCAGGACAAACTTAACCAATCAATCTTCACTCGGAACCTACAGGAGTTAGGTGTTGATAGCATAGAAGCACTGAAGTATTTATTCCCTTCAAAAACGGACGACGAAGTCGCTGGCATGCTCGGCGGATTCCCGTTCCGGATGGTGGGAGAAGTACAGAGGGCAATGGCCACATTTATTGATCTCGTAAATCAAGAAATGAGGACTCCCCATCCGCAGCAGCCGAATTTACCGATGGCTGCGGATCCGAGACTTGATCTCACCCCCTTCCTTTACCGAACTCTCGAAAGCCTACAAAAAGAGGTAACCTATGCAGGCCGATACCGTAATGCCGACCCAGTCGGCACCCCAAGTATCCCAGACCCAGCCGATCAGCTACGCGGCTCCAGTAATGCAGCAGACGGCGGCTCAGGCACCTTCGGTGGCAACAACTTCGCAGTGGGTGGCGCCCTACCAAACAGCGGTGGCCCCAGCCCCGCAAATGCAGGCCCAGATGGGGGTCCAACAACCCCAGTTCAACCCTACAGCGTCGTACCCCCAAGCGTACCAGGCAGCCCCACAAGCGCCCCAGGGGGACAACCCCTACAAGTCGGCGTTCAACAGCCTGGTAGGGCTCCTGAGTTCGCCCGTCCAATTCCCCTTCCAGGGTCAACAATCGAACGGGACTCAGCAGACCGTTCCCGCCAACTACAGTTCCCAGGTAGCACCAACTCAGTACAGCAACCAGGGGACGCAGACCTATTCGCCTGGGATCAACAGCAACCAGGCTTACTCCAACAGTTATTCCCAAACTTCTCAGGAAATAACAGCGGACCAGCTCCGCGCAAACGGAGTAAGTGACGCCAGCCTGCAAGTTATTGATTACTTCGGTGCTGATGCTCCGGCTGTTCTCAACAACTACGCTTGCAACATTGAGGATGCTCTCATCCAGACCAATGAGCAGTTGGTCCATGCAGTGAACCTGCTTCAGGAAATGTCTCAAGAGCATCGCGCTTATGAGACCATCCTGACTGATCCTGATGTCCTGGCTGACTACACCTGTGAGTTCTTCGGTGAAAACGGTCC